CTATACACGTAAAATATATTTCCTATATGCGTATACCTACTACTCTATATATTTTCTATCTCTACGCGTAATAAGATCAATAAAGGGGTATAAAGATAGTACCTAATACCCTTGGAGGCCTTTAGGGCTGTGGGCTCAGTTTTTCTGAATGACTTCGATTTCTTGGCCGTTTTGCCCTTCTTGCTTTCGGCTTATATGTACCCCTATCCCTTGGAAGCTAGAAGATATAAGGGGTTTTTGCTGACCACGCCTATATTTCAACGTTTCAACAACTCTTGAAGTGTTGCGTATTTGACATTCGTATAGTATAATCGGCATGCAGTCAAGATATTTTTTACGATAAGTCAATATAGTTGACCTATTTATCCTAAAAGCGAGGAGCTAATAACATGAAATTACACCGGATTCAGGGCACAGGTACTCCCATATTCGCTATTTTATCAAAAAATAGTACAGAATTATGTACAATCACTAGAAAGTTACAAAGATCGAAATTTAAAACATACATAAAATACAAGAGCATACAGACAAAAGCTGATCCATCTACTTACATGACCCTAATCGCTATTCCAGAAGGGCATAACGACGTGCTGAAAGTGAAACAGCGCTATCAGGTATCCGCAGCTAAAAACCTACGTCAAGCGATGGCGCGGCGCGAAAAAGCAAAAGCGCTATCGGCGTACAGGGTAGCATTCAGAAACGCCGCCTATACGGCTAGGATTTTGAATTTAGCGGTATCCGCGCCACGATCAAGGCACATAGGAACACTTGCAATGGTTCCGTCAGTGCAAACCATGAAGCAAAACCTTATCAGCAAGAAGAAACCCGCTAAAAACGCAAAAAACGCTGTTAAGAGAGATGCTAAACGCCGCAGGCTTATGCTCAAAATCATTGAGGATATGGAACTTTGCTAATAGCTATTGTACTAAAGGCCGTGAGATTATCAACATGAGGCGGGGGTGGGGCTTGGCTATTAGGGAATAGCTATTAGCTAGTTTGGGCAGGAAAATTACGGGCGCTTCGCTTCGCTCAGAATAAGGAGGCGCTACGCGCGGTTTGATTTTAGATATTAATAATGAATGCCCTGTCGGGCATACTGAGAATGCAGATAGATAATATTTTTAGAGGGCGGGTACTACTCCCCACGTACCCCCCGAATGTCGGCCCGTCAATCCTATTTGATACCCTAGGCATCGAGCCGAAAATATTTTTAAAATTTGCAAATAACTTCATGTAATTTCTTACACACCCATACCAGTTACTCGCAAAAATAAGCCCGCTACTAACTATCAAAAACCCTTCCAAAAAAATTCAGAAAAAATCTACAAACTCTTTGTCGAAATTTACAGATTGGATATAGCTACGCCATGTGATATAATATACCGTAGTTAAAAGCAGGAGTATATTATGCTAACTCAAGAAGCTCTAAAAGATATATTAAAGTACCATCCGGATATTGGCATATTTACTTGGCGCTTACGGGATTCAGCTAAATACTCATCCAATAACAAAGCATACTGGGACACCTGGAATGACCGATATGCCGGAACTAAAGCAGGGCGCACTACAACCAAAAAAGACGGGGCAGGATATGTATTCATAAAAATACGCGGAAAGACGTATCCAGCGCACAGATTAGCTTTTCTGTATATGACCGGAAAATTTCCGGACCAAACGGACCATATCAATGGGGACGGAACCGATAATCGTTGGTGCAATTTACGAAACGTAGACGTAACTACAAATAACCGAAACAGAAGTCGGCAGAATGATAATACCACCGGGTGCACAGGGGTACATCGCTCAACCAACAGCAACAGGTGGCGGGCACAAATAATGGTGGACGAGAAGCAGATACACCTCGGCTGTTTCGACACGCTATTAGAAGCCGCAGAAGCCCGTAAAAAAGCCGAACGCGAATACGGTTTCCACGAAAATCACGGTCGTGAAAAGGTACTCAGCACTTGACACGACTACCTTTTATCGGTATAATAACCCCATCAAACTAATAGGAAAAAGATATGTGCGACGCTAATATTCTAGCCACTGGCTTATTTGAACCGATAACTATTCGCGACAATAAACTGAGTTTCCAGTACCGAGATAAGGCCGGAAAACGGCATGTGTTAATCGAGGAGTTCGAAATGGATTTAGTAATTACTAAAGCAAGCGTTCGAAAAATCTCCTCCCCTGATGGGGAAACTATCGCTTATGAATTTCGAGTTGAGTAGTGTTTAAAATTCACCAAAAATCTCCGAAAGAAGACCGCAAAATGCGCGCCCACTTTCAAGCGCACCCCCGTTCCCAACGAGCCGTGCAACTAGAAACGCTATGTCAAATACTCCGGTACGCCTACTACGTGGGAGGAGTCAAACTAGTAGACGACTTGACGTACGACTATCTGGAAACGGAAGCCGTTCCGCTTGTTGGGAAATGGTCCCCGCTACACTTACCAGGGTCCAGCCTCAAAAGTAGCTACCACGAATTCACAGTAAACGCCGCTGAAAAGGCTTTGGCTGGCGATAGAGCATACGTTGACCATTTATTAACCGAGGTACTAGAATTATGCTGATATTAATACGAGGACTCCCTGGATCAGGGAAAAGCACCCTCGCTAAAAGCGAATACCCAGACTACTTGCACTACGAAACGGACCACCTATTCTGTGACACCCAGGGGCGCTACAGATGGAACGGACACATGGAGGAAAGGGCGAGCGAGTGGATGTATGACATGGTAGACCAAGCGCTAGCGAGAGGCGAGGATGTCGTGGTCAGCGACATATTCTTAACAAAAGCGTCTCTACAGCCCTATATCGAACTCGCGGAACTCTACAAAGCGGAATTGAAGGTACTTGAAGCAAAAGACGGCACAGGAAACATCCACGGCGTCCCGTCCGAAACGATGAAGGCAATGAAAGATACATGGGAAGAATTATGACCGACGCAGAAAACCAGCATTTCGAATTTCTTGACGCGCTGCCGAAAAAGGCCAAAACCCTAACCTTTGCCAATCGCGTCGGCTGCGCTGCCGGCTTCGACAAGAACGGAGAATATATCGATGAGCTAGCAGCTCTCGGTGTCGGCCATATAGAAATCGGATCAGTCACACGTTATCCGCAAAGTGGTAATCCCAAACCTCGCGTTTGGCGCTACCCGGATCAAGGAACTATCGTTAATAAAATGGGGATGCCGAATAAAGGCATCGACTACGCGCTACTCCGCATCGAGGCCGCACGTAAGCGAGCAGCCATTGGCCTAAGCATCGCGGCACAAACAGTAGAGGACTATGTGTATTGCTACCAAAGGGCCGCCTTTCATGTGGACTTCGTAACGCTAAACATTAGCTGCCCTAATGTGCAAGGCGGGCAATCGTTTCAGAATCCGGCCAACCTCACTGAGCTACTGGAAGCAACGCACAAATATCGAAGCGCATCCTTGGTTGTGAAAATATCGCCCGACCTAACGAAGAAAGAATTGGTCAAGATGGTTGACCTATTTAATGATTTCGAGATCGACGGGGTCACCTGTTCGAACCTAACCCACCATCACAACTTTCCGCACGAAGGTGGGGCGTCGGGCGCTACAGCGAAAGAAGCCTCAATGCGAACGGTATCTACTGTCGTGAAAGGACTGAAGAACACCAAGATAATCGCTAGCGGGGGAATACTAACCGCGAAAGATGCACAGGACTATTTCGATGTAGGAGCGGATTACGTGCAAGTATTTACAGGGCTGCTACTCAACGGACCACAACTGATCGAGGACATAAAGAATTGCGTGCATTGACATACCTCCCCGACGGGAGTAAGATTATACGAAAGAAACCGAACTACGCAAAGTACAGCACGGGATATGGCAAGACCAAACGGCGGCTACCGAAAGCGATGGTGGATATAATTTTCGACGAAGAAGTCAACCGGCTACTAGCACAAGGGTATAAACATGGCGATTAAAAAGTTTGAAATCAGCAACCCCACGATGAACGTTAAGCTGAAAAGCGGGCAGTATTTTGCGGGCGTCGATTTCCCTGAAGGAGCAGCGGACAGCGTAGTTGCATTTTTTGTAGGTGAAAAGCTGCGATTCTATCCGCTAGCGGACGTTGAGTACACAGAATTGGTTCCTGGAGAATAGAATGGCTAAGCTACCCAAACCAGTAAAGCGCTTCGAAATTCCTATCTATGGTGGCGAAGTCCTTTTGTACAAGGACCAGAAAGAGTTCTGGAAAGCATACGCATTCTTAGGCGGCAGACAAGAATACGATAGCCCCAAAAGCGGGGAAGCGGCACATCTTCAGTCAGACGAAGGGATGAATATATTCCTGGTGGGTTGGTACAGCGGTACGCTATCAACTCTCGTGCACGAGATTACGCACGTCATGGTATTCTTGTTTGAGCACGTCGGGATCGACCCACGAGATAGTAATGGCGAAGTCGCAGCTTACCTCGTCGGCTATCTGATTGACAAGTTGCATCCGACGACATGATCGACGCGAAGGAAGCAACCACCCCGGAAGGCGCTGTATCAGCATTTCTAAGCGGACGCAAGGATGTAGTTATGATAAGCGACGAAGAATACATGGGCGTAATCGGGTTCGGAAGAATAGACGTGCGGCAAGAGCGGCATAATATAGGAATGCACTTGTTGTACCGGCCAACTCCGGAAGGCAGAGATAAGGCAGAGAAGCTAAGAATTTTTCTATCTGAGAGGGAAGGATACGCTAGAGACAAAATGCCCGAAGAAGCGAGATATGTCGGGCGTCTATTCGACTACACAGAAGACAGCATACAAAGATATATTGACGAACGATACGATAAGTAGTATCATAGACCATAATTAAAGAAAGAGGTCAGCGCGATGCGTCAAATAGTAGTTTCAGGGGGCAACCTAACAGCGTTTTGCATAAGGGTAATGGATTACGAACGAATAGGATGGGGGACATCGACGGACGCGACAGGGACAAGCGACGAGCATTACCATATCACTATGCGCATCAGCGAATACGGTTTCGCGCGAATTAAGATGATAGCAGCATTTCTTTTGGTAAAAGAGCTAGTAACTAAACGTGGGGGAAACCCGCTGTACTATTTGTGCTCCGTAGATAAATCAATCACAAAAATTTAGAGGCGCCAAAATGAGACAGATAAATATAAGCATAAAAAATTCGGAGGTATTTCTCGACGTAATTGCGAGATACGAAAAAGAAGGGTGGGTTAAGGTTACTCCGGTAACACGAAGCGTGAAGCAAGGAACATTCCATGAGTACTGGATCACGCTAAGAATTAGCGAATTCAGATGGGCGCTAGTATACGTCCCGGCCATTTTGAATCGGCTGAAATGGTACATAAGTGCACGATTGGACGGCTGGCACCCGGATTTTGGTTTCTGGCAACTATTTAAGGCCGATCCGTTCATTACAAAAGTTTAGAGGTAAACCATGGACCCAATCACAATTTACGGCGCAACGAGCGCTATCACCGCCCTAACCGCACTCGGCCAAGCTATCCTGGGGTTCGTCCCGGTAGCACTAAGCGTAATGGGTATTGCGGCAGAGATTGCATCCCGCTTACCGAAGCCCGACAAGAACTCGTCCGAGAACTACAAAAAGGTTTACAGAGCCGCCAACTGGCTAGGACGCAACGTGAAACACGCGGAGAACAAAGATGCTTGAGATATACGCAATCGCCGCAGTAGCGGTCCTGATAGCCGGTTTATGGGGCTACGCCAAAATTAAATCCGGACAAGCCGCCGCAGCTAAGCAGGAAACTAAAGTCTACAAGCAACAAGCCGAAGTTGCGACGATCACGCTGGAAAAGAAAGTCGAAGCTGAAGTCGCGGTACAGAAAGTAGAAAAAGAACTAAACGTAAAACACGTGGCCGAACAAGCGAAGATCGACGCTGGTGCGCGGGACGATTTCGACAACACAGGATTCTAACCATGGCACGCCAAGTATGGGCCTACACAGCCGCACAAAAACCGTTCCCCGCATTCGCCTCTATCGCGAATGACGGAACACACTACACGCTATCTGTAAGAGGCTATGACAGCCCGAATACAGTTAGCCGCATAGAGCTAACGGAAGAGCAGCTAATGGATTTGTGCAATCGTGTCGTAGCTTACTTCGATAACGTGGAGTAACGAAATGGAAAAAATAACCGCAGAAGAAGCTAGAAAAAATACGCAGCTTCTACTTTCAAAGTTACCGACCGAAAAGCTACTGGAGAAGGTATATAAACGCATAGGGGGCCGTGCCGTCCCATTCGAATACTTTTCTTCGGAAGACGCGGAAGAAGAGCTATCTGGCGTAGAACAATATGCAGTTACGTTAGCGTGCGTTAGTGCACTAGAGCAAGACGGATACACTGTAACTCCGGTTTACGGAGTACATAAATATAAAGTATCGTGGTAGGAGTAGCTGGATGCCAAGAATAACTATCTGTACTAAGGACCTGAGCCATTTTCAAGAGATGATAGCGCGCTATGAGAGATACGGGTGGGTTAGAAGCACCCCTATAACAAGAAGCATAAAGCAAGGGACCTTCCGTGCGTACGTCACCACAATGGAAGCCAGTGAGACGAGAGGGTTTATCACATGGCTACGATGCGCGTCCCGCTTACGGGCGTCCCGCTTGCTGTGGAAAATAGCCCCAGGAATTAGGTTTCATTTTGATTTCGATAAAAATTGGGAAGCAACGAAAGTACATAATGATTGGGGGGACGGCAAATGGGCGAAGTAAAAGACTTCAAAACCAAAAAGGCAGTCCCGCAAGGCGAGACGGAATTTCTGCCTCCAGACACGGAGATAGTCGAGCAGATAGAGCAAATCTTAACCCGCGCTAAATCTGGCGAGCTAAGATCGATAGCCTTTATCTGCGAACTGTATAACGAAAAGAAAAACGAAATGCGACTGGTAGATGGATGGAGCGATATGCTAAACGTGCGCGACCCGCTGGCTATGTTAGGCGGATTCATGCTTTTATTCGAAGAGTTTAAAGGCTTCGTACAAGAACTAAGATACCAGCAATCGGAGGACGACTAATGGCAATTACAGCAGCTATTCTTTACACCTTAGCCGGTGTGTCGATTTGCATACTGGCAAACCTATCGGTGGACTTGCTACGCATAGTAGACGGCGATTCGCCCTTACCTGACAGCCAATTCCGAAACGGCGTCTATATAATTTTATGGCCTACCGTTGCGATTGCCGCAATAATCGGCTACACTAGGAGCGATTACAAATGACACCCCGAAGATTTTTTATAAGTAAAATGATCCTGTACGCGGCGGCGATAACCCTCGTCGTGCTATTCGCCACTGGCTGTACAACGATAGAAACGCGGTACGTTACCACGCCACTATCACGGCCCGAACGCCCCGTCCTGCCAAGAATCAAAGGCGGTGAACTGAAATGCCTTCCGCAAGAAGCATATCAAAAGCTATATGATCGCCAACGGTTAATCACCGAACACGCAATAAAATTGGAAACAATCATCGACAAAACCAAGGTGGTCCCCAATGCAAAAGAAGCCAAATAAGTATATCAAACCCGAAAACAGCACGCCTGTCTATCTGGTAGCCGCTATAGTAATCATTCTGTACTGCTTGGCGTTTTCAGCGATAGGCTCCTGCTCAGAAGCGCACCGCGCCGAGATAGCCGGAGAATGCAGATGAACGGAAAACCTTTTCAACTAAGTGAAGCCTTGCGGATGCCCAAGTACGACGAGGAATATAGAACCCCGCTATATCCGGGTAATGAGTTTGGCGCTATGGTCGGCGTTGACTTCCGAAAGGGAGCCGAAGCCCGAAAAAATGCGTTTTTAACTGCGATTGAACATGCCAGAAGCATACTAGATACTGGAACGGTATTTGAAATAAGAGCTAAACCCATACCGCATAAAACGGCAGAAAAAAGTCATTGGTACGTGCCGCTGGACAAACAGAACGAAGACTGGGGGGTAGCTTGGTACACCAATCCCGAAGTAATGGGCCGACCGACAGCCGTTGAAGAGTACAACGATACAAAGTTAGCCGAGAATACAGAAGAAGGGTACTGCCTACTGGCAAGGATTAAAGCATGAGTCTGCGGCTATTTAAATTAATCGAAACGGATACCGTTCCTAAGTACGATGACGTAAATAGGGCACTAAATTTTGTACACCCTGAAGAAAACGACACTAAAAAGGTTGTAACCTGGGTCCCAATGCAGCCTTCCGACCCCTACGGCGTCATGTACATTTATGGCTGATCTACCCGACTACCTGCAAAAATACCAAAAGACCCCAGAAGAGATTCTGGGGAAACGCGTTTTGCCGCCCCCCGGAAGCGGGCATAGGTCCATGGGCGCAGGCACTAGGAAATTTGCTTCAGCAGACGCATTGCAATACTCTATCGACCTGTACTTCCAAAGATGCGAAGTAGAAGACGAAGAGGGCAATAAGGAAGAGCCTACAGTTCCGGATATGATTTACGCAATCGGGCTATCCAGCAAAGCATCTTTAAAGAAGTACCGGGAATACGGCGAAGACTACGAGCAAGTCATTGACCGCGCGCTTCTGCGAATGGAAGGCAAACGCAATAGGCAACTGCTTAAAGGTGGCAACACCACCCCAGGCGTTATCTTCGATCTGAAGAACCACCACGGGTGGGCCGAGAAGTCGGAGTCAACCACTACGGTAGTTCCAGGCGGATCACTAGCGGAGCTGCTAAAATCCTTGGACGGTAGAGTTCACCGCCCAGTCATAGAACACGAACAAGCTGAAGAGATCGAGTTCGAAGAGGTAACTGAATCCTACGGGATGCAAGTACCCAACAAAGACGAGTACGCGGAACCCGCGCAATTCGAAGATGATCTTTGCTAAATGAAATTTGGCCCTGTAAATTTATGGGTGCTACCGCCGGCTTGGTGGTTCTATATGTCTAAAGACGAGAAAACCAAGCTGGCTATTGAAACGTATCTATGGTACAATGTGGATAATAAAAAGGGCGATATACGGGCGACAGATACCTCGAAAAATACTCGTGATATGTGAGGCTATCGGTCTGTGAGCTGGTGCGGCTGAGTGCAAATCGGACACTATCGCCCTTTTTATTATCTACAGGATATACCCAATGATAACAACACAAATTCTAAAAGCAGCCTTCCCTCAGTGCAAAGCCCCAGATAAATGGCCGGCAGCGCTAAACACGGCCATGGAAAAGTACAGTATAAATACCCCATCGCGGGTAGCTTGCTTTTTGGCGCAAATCGGACATGAGTCCGGATGCCTGAATACCCTCGAAGAGAGCCTATTTTATAAATCAGCAGCGCGCATACGGTATGTATGGCCGTCCCGATTTCCTACAGAAGCGGACGCGGAGCCTTATGTTAGAAACGCGGAAGCGCTAGCCAACAAGGTGTACGCAGGACGAATGGGCAATTCAAATCCCGGTGACGGATACAAGTACCGTGGGCGAGGGCTCATACAGTTAACTGGCAAAGCAAATTACGAAGCCCAAGGCATTACCGATCCGGACGTACTGCTAACGCCAAATGGTGCGGCACTTAGCGCGGCTAAATACTGGTTCGACAGACACTGTAACGAACTTGCCGATAGCGAAGACATACTAAGCCTCACCAAAAAGATCAACGGCGGTACGGTAGGGCTATCCGAAAGGGTATCCTTACTAAAAGCGGTTAAGAGGGCTATGGCATGACTTATTTCTGTGAACTGGTCCCTGTAGTCGGGGACCTAAAGATTTACGATACGCCTGACGGGTACGATAAGCGGGAGCCATTTATGGTCGTAATCGGGGTGACGTATACCTCGGATACCGAAGTTATTTTGCGAAGCGCCGAAGGGCAGATGAGTAGAAGAATGATACTTGCGGTCGCCACTAAATTAATCAGTGAAGGAATACGAACAGTATGTATACACCGCAAAAAAGGCCGGAAAATGCCCTTTGGTGTATTGGTTAAACGATGCGAAAAAGAGGATGTATTTGAAGTAGACCTAGTAGCGATGCGGGAGAAAGGACTAGCATGACAAAAATTTTGCGGCCACCGCCAAAAAAATTAGCTTTCCCGCCGAAGAAGACGGACGAAGCTATTTTCACGTTCACGGAAAGCGAACTGGTAGCCGGCCTAGCCGACCCCCTGTGGCGGATGTCGAATTTGTACCACATCATCGACAAGAAAAACAACGTCATAATATTCCGCCCGAACGAGGCGCAAATGCAGTTGTGGAACGCGATGTGGTATCGGAATGTCATTCCAAAAGCCCGTAAGCTAGGGCTTTCAACATTTGTGCAGCTATTTATGCTGGATACCAGCCTGTTTTCAAGCAATACACGGGCGAAAGTTATTGCGCAAGATTTGAACCTTGCAGAAGGTATATTCCGGGACGTTTTCAAGTTTGCCTACGATAAACTTCCCGAACCTTTTAAAATTGCCGCACCGACGGTAGGCGACCCCAGCAAATCGAAAATAGAATTTACGAACAACTCCATCGTTGAGGTAACATCGACGGCACGGGGTATGACGCCAACCATACTCCACATATCAGAGTTAGGCAAGATCGCGGCCAAAGACCCTGGAAAGGCGAAAGAGATAATAACCGGGTCGATCACCTCCGCACCAGAAGACGCGATGATATTCGTGGAGTCCACATCCGAGGGCGCGTCCGGTGAGTTTTATGACATGGTGCAAACAGCAGCAAAGCTGAAAGATTCAGGCAAACCGCTATGGAAACTTGACTTCAAACTACATTTTTTTGCTTGGCACCAGGACCCTTCCTACGTGGCACCGCTAGGAACGGCGGTAATATCCGACAAAGACAACGAGATGCTAGACGCTGTTGCACAGGAAATGGACGTCGTTATAAAGCCGGAGCAAAGGGAGTGGTATGTTAAATACAGGGATGCTACTTTTTCTGGCAATCAAGATTTGATGTATCAGGAGATGCCAGGAAGCATAACCGAGGCGTTTAAAACATCATTGGAAGGAGCGTATTTCAAAGAGCAATTCGCAGTAGCGCGTAAGCAGGATCGTATCGGGCACGCGCCGTATAACCCCAGCTATCCGGTAAGCACCTTTTGGGATTTAGGCGCTAACGACATGACCGCGATATGGCTTATCCAGGCGTGCAGAACACACTACAACATAGTGGGGTACGTGGAAGACAGCGGAGAGTCGTATGATTATTTTGTACGCAAGGTGGATTCTTTTGGGTATCCACTGGGATTTTGCTATCTACCGCACGATGCAAGCCACAGACGGCAGGGAGCAACCGAGAACCTATCCTCGATTGAGATGATACAGTCAGTCGCCCCGCACTGGAGGTTGTGGCCTATCGACCGAACACCGGACAAGATCGCGAACATACAACAAGCTAGAAGCGTATTCCCGTTATGTACGTTTGACGAACGCGGGTGTAAACAGGGCATAAAACGCCTAGAAGCATACCGTAAAGAATTCAACGACCGCACCCAAACGTATCGCGATACGCCGAAGCATGATGTAAACAGCAACGCGGCAGACGCCTTTTTGCTGTTTGCTAAATCCGTTGCGGAAGGAAGCTTCTCTGCTATAAGCGGGGGTCCCGGCGGAAATTATAGCGGTGGATATGAACCCGAACCTACAGATATGGGGTATTGATAATGAACAAAAAAGAGATTTACTATGGTCTGACAACAATGGCAATCTGGCTAGTATTTTGCTTTTTGGTTGGTGTCTTCATAGACGGCAGTGCTTCCGCGCCGTGGGTAATGTTTGCGGGCTTCCTTGCTTCAAAAATGACAGACGCGATACGAGTATATTTTCTATGATGGACAAGCGCCTCCTATTGTGATATATTGGTACGGTAAAATGATTAAGGATTACCGATGAGCTTGATGGCAGCTACCGAAAGCGAAGATTATATGATAGCCAGTGGCGCTATAATCCACGAATCGCGCGCGCCCATCAGCCTCACAGAAGAGCGCGTAGTTGACTACGAGGTTCTTCTTATGCGTGCTAGAGGCGGACCGGAAGAGCCGCACCGCACGTATGAGTACGGCGGAGGCCGAAAAGCTTTTTGGAGTAACTTCGAAGAGCCCGGAATATACGGAAAACCCTATCGGATCATAGACGGTGTAGTAGTATACATCCCCGATCCAGAACTTATCCCGCAGAGGAAATGAGCATGGCTAAATTTATAGTATCAAAAACAGAAACCAAATATTTTTTCGTTGATGACCAATTTGATGCCGCGGCTGCGGTAAATGCGGTCATTCACGGCATCGGGAAAGAAATGGAGAGCCACGCGAGCGTCAAGATAGAGGCGAGCGTAACGAACGCAGACGAAAAAATGCTATTCCCATCAGAATAACGATCCCGCAGAGGAAATAGCAAATGACAGCATATTTAGTAGAAAAAAGAAATTCCAAAACGTTTTATGTAAATGCGGATAGCCCGAAAGAAGCTGCTGAAATCGCTAAGGGTTTAAACAGCGGCTTTGTAACGGACCCGTATATAGAAGAAATACGGGTACAGCAAACCGAACTAGATAAGTCGCAATTCACGTTTGTAGACTAGAAGGAAATAAAGCATGGCGACAGAAGGCGAAATTGTACGCGACATATTGAGGGACCCGATTACGGAAAGTATGCCGAAGGCATGGCTCTCCGAGCAGAAGCAAATCGCTAAAGAAGCGATGCAAATGCTGTTGAAGCATTACCCTGCGTATAAATGGGGCATTGAATGGCAGCCCATTTTGCAAAACGAAATGGGGCCGATGATTATTCGGCTACGCGATGTACCAACGGAAACAGTGTATGTCCTTAAATACGGGGACATCGATAAACCGGATTTCAAGTGTATCATAACAGCCGGCGGTTTGCTCCTAGAAGCACACGGCTTATCCCGAACAAAATGGCGCGGATTCGAAGTGCGCGATCAAAAAAGAACACCTGCGGGACTAATAATCCCTGCGTATGCGGCCATGCCTGAATTTAACCCAGGATACCAAAAGGTTAAAGAGCAAACCGATACTTTGAGGTAAGAAGATGGCTTTACGCGCACCCCTTGATCCGCAAGCGCCACTTGAAGGCGGCGATCTATACCCTACACGGGATTTAGCAGCACCTAGCATAAACCGCATCGACGGTGTGGGTCAAACAGGCGGCTACAAAAGCCCGAAAGCACAATCAAAACCCGAAGCTGAGCCTCAAAATGAAGGCCCGGACTGGTTATCGATGGCGCGCAATGCCTACTCGTCAAGCGAGTCGTGGCTTCAAGTAAATATGCGGGCGCAATGGGCTCGAAACTTCGCGCATTACCGTTCCGAACACGCCCCCGACTCCCCTACACTGGAAGAAGCTAATAAGTTTCGGGCTAAGTATTTTTGGCCTAAATCAAGAACATTGGTACGCGATATACAGGCCGCTTGCGCGGCTGCGTATTTTGCTAGCTCAGATGTAGTGGCTATAGAAGCATTGGACCAGGACAACCCCAATCAGGTAGAAGCCTCAACTTTTATGAAGGAGCTTCTAAACTATCGATTAAACAGAACTATACCCTGGTACAGAATCGTTATTGGCGCAGCGCAAGAAGCCGCAGTACTCGGCGTTGTTTTTTCGCACCAGTCTTGGGTTTACGAGGAAGAGGAAGAGATTGAAGAGGAAGAGGAGGACGAGCGCGGCCTAATAACGCAGTATTACAAAACTAAAGTTCACAAAGACCAAGCACAAGTACGTGTGGTTCCTGCGGAAAATATCCGCATGTCCCCGGCATCCGATTGGCTAGACCCTGTAAATTCATCCCCGTATTTTATCGAACTCATCCCGATGTATATCGGAGACGTACTAACGAAGATAAAACATGGAAAAGCCACTAAAGCCGGCGAACCCGCGTGGCGCGACATAGGTATCGGCGGTTTGATGGCCGCAGGCAACAGGGATAACCTGGACACTACCAGACGCGCCCGTTCAGGATCAAGACGGCTGGACCCTAAAGCAAACATGATGGAGACGGAGGATGAATTCCGTATAGTTTGGGTTCACCGAAACATCATACACCATGAAGGTAAAGACTGGTTGTTCTATACCGCGGGACCAAACATAATGCTATCTGAACCCGTACCACTGTCGCGGGTAATTCCCTGGGCCGATGGCAAAAGGGATTACGTGATGGGCGTAATGGAAATCGAAACTGATAGACCTTACCCAAGCGGGCCCGTTGATTTGGCTAGTGGAATGCAAAAGGCATTGAACGAGCTAAACAACCAGCGCAGGGATAATGTCCGTCAAGTGCTAAACGCTAGGATGCTGTACAAACAAGGCCAGCAAGTAGATATGCGCGGGTTACAGCGCAACGTCCCTGGAGGCTTTATAGGAATATCAGGCCCTGGTCCACTGGACAACTACGTTAAACCGCTCCACGTTCCAGACGTTACCGCATCGTCGTATCAAGAAAGCGACCGTTTGGCGCTTACTATGGACGACTTGACTGGTTCGACTACCGGCTCAACGGTAAATAGCAATCGCAAGTTGCAAGAAACGGCAACAGGTATGAATCTCATGGCGGAAGCGGGCAATCGCATCCGCGAAATGGAATTGATGACCCTGACTAAAACCTGGATGACACCTGTGCTTAGCCAGTTGGTACAGCTAGAAGCTATGTACGAGACTGACGCAGCAGCGATGACCGTAGCGGCCAAAAAAGCCAAATTGCTAAGGGTGCTGCCTGAATTCTTCGATGCTAAATTCTCTGTATCGGTAAACGTAGGCATGGGCGCGACTAGCCCGACCCAAAAAATACAAAAATTACAAACGGCTATCGCAACGGTTACGCAGCTAGTTCCTGACGCGGCAGCGGCGATTAACGGTGAAGAGATTGCCAAAGAGATATTTGGCGCAGCCGGGTACGACAACGGCACACGGTTCTTTGATTTCGCTAAAGCTGAACAGATGAAAGCGAATCCGCAGCCTGACCCAGCACAGCAAATGGCGCAGCAGCAACTTGAAATGAAAAAACAAGTCGAGGACGCCAAAGCTCAGCTCGCGCAAGCTAAGATCGAGTTGGAACAACAAAAACTGCAAGGCATTATGGCTATGCAAGCAAAACAAATCGAAGAAATGGACGCACGTATCCGCCTCTCGGATGCCAAAGCGGTTAAAGAGAGCGTAACTACCATATATGAAGCCGCACAAACCGGCGGCGTAATGGCGCAGAACGCGGGGATAGCCCCTGTTATCGATGAAGTACTGGCCTCCGCCAACTTCCAAGATCACAACGCCCCTCCTGTTGTCCCAGAAGTAATTCCTCAGCAAGAGGTAGTTATGCCAGAACAAGTAAATACCAACCCAGCTCTTCCTGCGGCACCAGTATCTGCGTCAAGGGGCATACGAGCCGGCATAGAAACACCAGAGATTGAGGGTTAAATGGCTACTAATTTCGAGAACGACCCCCTATTCCGAACGATGGCACTCGCCGCCGACGTGGAGCATTTCTTAACGTACGAAAGCGTAGGGAGGCACTTGATGGAACGCGCCATTCAGGATCGTGCGGATGCTCTTGAGGAACTGGCCGAAGTACCGGCACACGAAACTAACGAAGTCATACGCTTGCAATGGAAAGCGAAGATGCCGCAGATGTTTATGACATGGCTTAACGAAGCGTTAGCTGGCGGAGTCGCGGCAGAACACATGGATGCCGCTGAAAACGCAGCTAAACTGGAAGGCTATAGATGAGGAAATACTACGACAAACAGCCATACCAAAAAGCTTTGTTCTTACGCGACATGTCCCGCGCGGCGGGCATAACGATCCTCGAAGCTAAGATAGCGTACAATGCTTTTGTTGCCGTGTTGGGCCACAGGCTAGGCGAAGGGAAGATGATACACCTGGAAGATGTTGGCACATTTGAGAGTACCATACAGGAAATACACCGCAATCTTCAGGATTACCAGACGGGCGCTAAAAGGCGCGTGGATGTCCGATATTATGCCCTGCGTTTCCGAGCATCGGTCGGTTTGCGAAGAAATTTGAAAGAAGCGCTAAAAAATAATGTTGACACGCCATAAATAATGTGTTATTTCTATAGTTATCCTACAAGAAGTTGGAACAGGACCAGAATATGAAAAAAGATTTTATACCGGATGCGAACGCACAAAAGCGCTTAAACGCGGGTAAACGTAGCAGCCGTAAAAACGCTGGTGCGCCAATTACTGACGTAGCGGCCCCCAACGAAGAAATCATCCCGCCTACCGGAAAGGAAGGTGGTATTGTCGCGGAAGCTAAAAAAGAAGTTGAAGTAGCTACCGAAGCTGTTGAAGAGAAAAACGAAGCGGCTCCTGCTGAAGAAGCGGCTCCTGCTGAAGAAGCGGCTCCTGCTGAAGAAGCGGCTCCTGCTGAAGAAGCGGCTCCTGCTGAAGAAGCGGCTCCTGCTGAAGAAGCCGCTCCTGCTGAAGAAGCCGCTCCTGCAAAAAAATCTGCCCCAGTTGGCGAATATCAAGCCCCCGAAGGCCCAGCCCACGACGAGCTCGTAGACCAATATCACGAAGCATTGATGATGGGCGACATGGAAGCCGCTAGGGATTTGTACAGCCAGCTTAAAGAGCACCGCTATCAAGAAAACAAACACCGCACCGTTTCCGAAGAGCAAGCTCTCCAGGACGCGCGGGATTTCGAGAGCCTTACAGAACAAATGGTCGCCGCACATCCTGAATTAGGTGAAGATGGCGTACCGGCAAATAAAGTTTTGGCTTTGATGGATGTATACCGTCAAGATGGTATGCTTGCCGCGGAAGCTCTTAAACAAGCAGTTGCGGACTTATACCCCGAAGCTCCTAAAATGGAGGCCGCTCCAGCACCAGTTGAAGAAGCGCCAGCGACACCCGTTGAAGAAGCGCCAGCGGCACCAGTTGAAGAGCCGATGATTCCTGATATGGAAGAGCGTAAGCTGAAAAAAAGAACAATCGCTAATGTACCTAGCGCATCCGCCCGCAAAGAAGCGGCCCCGGAGAAAAAACCTGATTCCCGCAAGGATGCAATTACCAGAATGAAACAGGCGCGAGGACAAGCGTAAAAAATTGGGTAGCCTAGCGTCGGGAGACAGCGAGGCTACCACATTGAAAGAAGTAGTAAAATAAACCCGTCGTGAGACGGAATAATCCCTATCCGGCGTTTAGGCTCCGGGCGAAATAAGAAGGTAACACTATGAGTGGTCAAGTATGGTCAGTCGCTGATGAAGGCGGATACATGTGGGCTCCGAATCTATCGGAGTTTTTGCGGCTGGAAAATTTGCCAGTCGTTAAATTTAGACAGCTTTGCGACGTAAGAGAATACGACGCAGACGGCAATCCCCTAGTTGGAAAATCCAAGGGCGATCATTGGTACTGGAACGTATATTCCAAACCAGCGCGTAAAGGTCGTCAGTTAGACGAAACTCAAACCATGCCTATGACTGGTTTTACCATTACCCAAAATTCTGGTATAATCACTGAATACGGCCAAGGTATTCCTTACACCAAAAAACTGGACGACCTGTCCGAGCAACCCCTTCGCGAAATCATCAGCAAAGTCCTGAAAGTTGATGTTGCAGAAGCTTTCGACGTTGCGGCATTCACCGAGTTCAACAAAACCCCGCTGCAAGTTGTCCCTGGTTCAGGTTCAAGCACCACCACCATTGAACTGTCTACTAATGGCATCCCAGCCCAAACCAACAACGTTGCTTTCGGCAAAGGTCACGTAGAGCCGATTTCTACCGCCATGAAAGAACGGGGCATCCCCGCTTACGAAAACGGTGATTATCTGGCTATCAGCCACCCAACCACCTACACCCAATTGAAATCCGACCTGGAAGGTATCCAAACGTATACCGAAACCGGCTTGGCGCAAATCAAAAACGGTGAAATCGGTCGTTATCGCGGCGTTCGCTTCCTGGAACAAACACACATTCCTAAAGGCGGCGCTTATGACTCAACCACTTTCGATCCTTTGACCGAAACGGCTGACGCATGGAACAACACCAAATCAAGCTGGATTTTCTTCATGGGCGCAGACACAGTGGCAGAAGGTGTTGCGGTTCCCGAAGAAATTCGCGGTAAAATTCCTGGCGACTTTGGTCGTGACAACGGTATCGCATGGTACGCCCTGGAAGGTTTTGGTTTGAGTCATCCTCAAGCTAAAAATGCCCGCGTCGTAAAATGGTCGTCCGCAGCGTAAGTTGCAAATAATAAGGTCCGCGCAGAAATGCGCGGATAGCTTAAACAGAATTTTTAAGAGGACAATGCGATGGCATCAACCACAACCCCAATGTCGAATGCGTCTTATGGTAGCCCCATCAGACAGTCATTTACTCGCACCGTAGCCGGCGCGACAACTGCTACTTGGAGTATTTCACCTCCTCCCGGTTGCACAAAATTCCGCGTTGAAAGCATCAGCGCTTCTGTAACTACTGCCTTCGTCGGCACCACAACCCCCGGTCAATTCTCCGTAGGTGTTGCAGGTAACGTAAACAAAGCAGGCTACATTAACTTCGGCACCGCAGGCACCCCCGCCGCTGTTGATACTACTGTTGCGTTCAAAGATCAATTGTCCGTTGGCGTAAACCCTGTTTACAACACCGTTGACTTGACAGGCGCTTCCAACACCATCACCGGCACCCCGGTTATCCCTGAAGTATTGGGCCCCGTGTTGTTGACAAATACGGCTTCCACTGGCGGCTCCCCTGCCGGCGCAGCTATCGTTGATGTCGTAATTGCTTGGTTCTAATTTTATACATATCGGCGGGGTCAACGCCCCGCCATCCTAACTAGGAGATTAACATGGGTAGTTATCCAATGCTAAACGGCGTACATGACTTTGATGCCGATAAATACAACGACGCACCAAACGGTAAAGCAGGCGTTCCCTCTGGCACGAAAGCTGGCGTAGAGTCAGGTTTAAACTACGTTGAAGCTTTGAGTGGAAACGTCGAAGCCGAGCAAAAAACGCACGGCAACGTATTTCGCCAAGAAAGACCAGAAGTAGCCGCCGGCAGTAAAAACGGCAAAAACTTCAAATTCAAATAAGCTTATGGCCGCGCTAATAATCACTACCTCTTCGGTAGCTGACGTAGGTCCAGGCTGCGGCGAAGAACAAACCCGTGAAGAGGCATCTCTCCAAAGCGGGTTTATTCCTCTAGGCGATGCTACCGGACCTGTAGGCTTAGGATGGTACGATACCTCCTTTGGCGAAGGCTACGGTAACGGAAGACGCTATGAGCACGAAGAAACGTCGTTCATAACCAAAGTACCTTCCAAACGCAGGAGTAATACTCGTGAGTAAACTGGATCGTTCCCGCGACTTTGCGGAAATTTACGGCGTAGCCGATGACGGAGCCGCCTTCACGCAAGACGGCAAACGTTTTAATGGTACTGGCGAAGAGATAACAGCAGAAGGCTTCGACGTACCAGAATCCCTTATGCCTGCCAACAAACGCGGACGTAAACCAAAAGCCGAAATAGACCTCGCTTAACAGGACAGACACATGACCGAAACCTTCGGCTCTTTAGAGCATCAAGTTGCAAAAGATGAAGTTTATTCGGCATCTGCGGTACGCCCTTCAGCGGCTTCTTTTGGCGTAGGACGCAGCCAAGTAGGAAACTTGATGTCTGTATCAGACAGCGTTGACTGGTACAATGTTCCTGTAATACCCGAACGCGCAGTTGCGAGTTTGCCGGTATATAAAATCGATATGGGTTCTCCAGTCGTCGCATTAGGAACAGGGGTAGTATCCGCTGCCACATCTACTGAACTACCGAACGCAACCACAAAAGCGTACACTACCGCTAATAGCGGAACTACTCCGTTCGATGACGCGGGTATCCCAACTCCAGTAAGCATAGTTTACAACGGCGCTACGGTATCCGTATGGCCGTTAGACGTACCGCGCAATTTAGTCGCTGTCGTCACGCACGCGACTTCAATAGTCGCTATGTCAGTAACCGTTACAGGATACGACGAGTATCTAGTAAAAGTGGTTGAAACGCTTTCGGTTACAGCTACAGGAACATCAAAAACCGCTTCCGGAAAGAAAGCGATAAAGTACATCCAAAGCGTAGCTATAACCTCCGCCGGAAATGCTACGACGAATTCGCTTGCTCTAGGATGGGGCGACGTTATCGGCCTTCCTTATCGTTTAGCCGCTAAATCAAATCTTCAAAGTACGTACTTCAATCAAACCGTCGAAGGCACCCTGCCAACTACCGTATTGGCTGATGCAACCACGGCGTCCGCAGTAACCGGAGACGTAAGAGGAACCCTCGACTTAAATAGCGTACTGGACGGGTCTGCGGTTTCTGTATACATGGCGATTGACACATCCACTAGAGCGGCGTTGTACGGAATAGCGCAATATGGCGGGTAACACCCAATAGGGGCTTCTGATAAACCGTCGGAGGCCCAACAGAATTACCAAAGAGGATTTCGACCGTGCTAACCCTTGCAGATATTAAACGCCGCGTAAGAAATCGTTTAGACGATAAAAAACCCAAATATCTTTGGGATGATGACGAACTCCTTGACTATATCAACGATACCCTTCGCGATGCAGCGATTCGGGCAAATCTAGTCGTCCAAGACGACATCGCAGTACCCTTCACTCAAAAAGCCGACCTCACGTACAATAGCGTTTACGCACTTCCTAGTGGGTACTTGGATATAAAATCCGTGTATCTGGATTCTATGCCGGCCTATACCTTGTATCGCACCAGCAATCGACGCATGGAGCAATACTACAGCGGTAGGTCAACGGCGACGGGGACACCCTACGCATACACCCTCGATAAAACAAAAGCTGGTATTGGCGACGATACGGGCATTTTCGTGCGTACGATAGAGTTCTTAGGCGTGCCAACGGTAGCGGATACTGCGCGCATGGACGTTATCCGTTTACCGGCTATGCTGGAAGCGGATTCAGACGTACCTGAAATAGACGAAATATGGCACCCGGATTTGATCTACGGTATCACCGCGCTAGCTTATCTCAAACGGGATACCGACACTTACGACCCTAAAAAAGCGGAAAGAGACATGATGATCTTCGAAGATAGGTTTGGTCCGCGCCTATCAGCGGTTGTTATCCGGGAGCGTCAAACCGACGTTCCACTAGAAGCGTACGTGTTGTAATATGTCCTTAATAGTTAACGGGCGCTCCGTAAATCCTGATTTAGCAGAAACCAATTTTCGTACCGGGTACGACGGGGGCGTATGCGTCACATCTGCGGGGATAGGGGCTCCTACCCAGCATTTCTTAACCTCCACTGGCGACGGTTCAACAGGGACGGTAAATTTTAACGGAAATTACGCAACCACAGCCGTAGACGCGTACTGGCAGGCATCAGCAACAACCACGTTTGACGTGTACTCAGTTCTTATATCTATCTCAGACAACGCGACGTTTAACCAGACGGATTACGGCGGCATCGTCGCAGGAACCATAGTAAAAGGAATAAAGCAATACGTAAGCCCCGCGCCGGGAATAGAAGTTCCTTTGATTAGCGGATATGCGGTTACTGCGAACTACCTGTGGTCAAACATCACCCCTGACATAACACTGACAAGCTTTGCTGGATCAACAGGGCAGACTCTGATAATACTGGTAGATTTAGTTAAGCTATATGGCTGCCCTCTGCACATGGGTAAAGGCTGGAAATTCATCACGCGGCTAAACGACAATTACACGGGGCTAGTATCCCACGTGTTCAGTATCCGGGGGAAACAATACTAATGATCGAACAACGCGCGAATGACGTAGAAATTGCCGTCCTGAAAGAGAAGGTAGCTAACCATGCTACGGATATAAGCGATATGAAGACAGAAATACGCGCGTTATCAGAATTTAAAAATAAAGCTTTAGGTTGGGCGCTAGCGGCCAGTTTCGTGGCGTCGGTAGCCGTACAACTAATATCGAACGGGGTTAAGTAATGGAAGTAGTAATGGTATACGTGCTTGTGTGGGTAGTAACCCACGTCGCCGAGGGAACGCACTACAGAATGCACGTTAAAAAATGCAGTCAAGACGAGAGGGATAGCTAATGGCGATAGTGCAATTTGGCGACATGATTTCCGAACCGGCTAGTAACAAGCCTACTGCTGGTGGAACATTTAATCTATCTGGTACAGCTTCTGTAGGATTTGAAAAATTCGACAGCCAGATAACTTCAGGCAACCAAGTTATTTGCTCGGCCAAATCCAGCGCTGGGCAAATGGAGTTTATCGGCACTTACACTAATGCCGCTACTGATACCATATCAGTTACTACGCTACGCCATAGCTCAACAGGCTCGCTCATTAATTTTAGCGGCGGGGATACGGTTGTTCTTAGTAATGTAATGGATTCAGCGTATCTAAATCGTCTTGAACTAAACGCTTACAACACAGAAAATAACGGTTTTGTCCATGTGACTACTGATGGGAGCAGTCAGCAAACTCCTTCTAGGAACGCTTCGACAAAAGTATCATCCGCCTGTTTTTCGTCTGAGCTATCAGACCCTCTAGGATGGTGGGATTTCGCAAACGCTAAGTTTACGCCGTTAAGAGCGGGAAAATATATGGTATCTGCATGGATGCAGGTGAATCAGATACAGGACACGCAGATACTGGCAACACAGCTATTTAAAAACGGGTCCCAAATAAAAGTAGGGAGCCACACGTCTGCTGGAGCAGCCGTATCCCCCATATGCGAATGCACCGGGATATTCAGTTTTAATGGTAGTACCGACTACATGGAAGTTTATGTTTACTACGGCGACAGCTCCACGAATAGACTTACTTCTATGGTAGTAGGAACCTGCGGTTTTCAAGCCATTTACTTAGGACCATAATTTATGAACCTAGCTGATGCAATAAAACAGATATTCCCCGACGCAGACTTTTTGAATGTAATAAAGTTACGCGACGCCGGAAATGGCGTTTATATCGAGACATGGCTTGACCCAAGGCCCCAACCGTCGATAGAAGAGCTGGCTGCGGCTTATGGAGAGTCGCAAAAAGTTAAATCGAAAGAGGCGCTATCGGAAATTGCAGCAAACAAAATAGCTTTGATATTCGGCAAGCCTGCAAAATCAATGGACTTGATTATTAAGGAAATGAATCTCAGCAATCGGTGCAACGAATTAAGACACCTAGCAGCCGCCGCGACATTGACAGCCGCAGAGCAGGCAGAACTTGATGCCCTTAACGGCCGATGGAACACAGTTAAAGCCATACGCGAATACGAAAAACAAAGAGCGTTAGAAGCCGACACTGCCGACCTGACGACTTTCGATATTAACTTCGGTTGGCCTGAGTAATGCCGATAAGCTTTACTGCGATTTCTGAATACGCTATAAGCGCATCGGGAATACCAGACGCCGCGGGCTCTTTAGCCGCTACCGAATCCGCTGATACTTTTGCGGCAACGGGTAAAGTCGTCGTCCAAGGCTCTTTAGCCGCTACCGAATCCGCTGATACTTTTGCGGCAACAGGTAAAGTCGTAGTTCATGGCTCTTTAGCCGCTACCGAAGCCCAAGATACTTTCGCCGCTTCGGGTAATGTTGTTGTCCAAGGTTCTTTAGCCGCTACCGAATCCGCCGATACTTTCGCCGCTTCAGGATCAGTCGTAGTCCAAGGCTCTTTAGCCGCTACCGAATCCGCTGATACTTTCGCCGCAACAGGTAAAGTCGTAGTTCATGGCTCTTTAGCCGCTACCGAATCCCCGGATACTTTCGCCGCTTCGGGTAATGTTGTTGTCCAAGGCTCTTT